TATAAGGGTTTTCCTTTCCTTGTGTTTTAAAAAAGTTATTAAGCTCGTTATTGGTGGTTCTGTTCATTTTAAATAATTTTCCAATCCTTTCAAACATTCCACCCTTAACTGTTTTATTTACCTTCTTTTTTACAATTTTCTTCGAACTTTTAGAATTATACGTCATATATTATAAATCAATATTATAATATATGAGTTTATATTTGATGCCATCTTTTTACGCTCACGTTTTAAACAGTCTATTGTTAGTATTTGCTGTTGTTGTTTTATATAAAAATTATTCTAAAATCTCTCGTCTAAAACCTTACAAATTATTGGTATTAATATTATTATTCACTCTTGTAATTAGTGTTCACGGAATATCTCATTTAGGATTAGAACGTGCGTATGGGTTTAATCCGATTTTACTCTTGTAATATATGCCTTGGCCCACTTAAAGTTGATACGACTATACGCGATTTAATCAATAGAGTTGACCTATTGTAAAAAAGTATTGAACTATTGGAAAAAGAAATTAAATTATTAAAGATATTGAATAAAAAAATGAATACATTGGAGTTATAAACGCATTAGTTTTTATACTAAGCAAACCTATTTAAATACAATTGTTTAAATAATTCTACTTGTTGTTCTGCCCTTTCAATATCTTGGTTATTTTTCATTATTTTATCTATTAATAATCTTTGTATTTGACCAATTGTAGGTTTAGGATTACCCTTTAATATTTCTAAAAATTCATTAAATATTTTTGAATATTTTAAATGTAATTGTAATTCGGCATTATTAACTAGTAATGTAGAAGGTGCCCCTAACTTAGCACCAGATACTAAAAATTCTGCATTTCTTAAAGTTTTTTTCATACTAATTGGGGGGGGGTTCTACCGGCATTTGATTATTAGCAATGTTACCACTACCAATATAAACTTTTTTAGTAACTCGTTTATACTTTTTTATTTTTTTAGATAATGATTTCATTATATAAGTATGATATAATTAAAATTGATTGCCCTTTTATAATAATTATTTTTTATTACAAAATGATGAAATGCGCTACGAAAGACCGAAATTTGAAGCCTTGCCGCGGGAATGCGACTACTGGACGTTTTTGCGTTCTACATTCCTATATGATAGATTATACTGACAAGATGGTAGAAGAAGCGAAACCTTGCGGGACGTGTCGCAAAACTTATTATATGGACAAATATACTACTTGCGAATCGTGTCGCAAACGAGGCAGTGAAAATCGTAAAAAGAAAGAAGAAATTGTAAAGTGTGTGAAAGAAGGTTGTTCTTATAAACGGTCAGAAGAAAATACATATTGCGGTAAACACCAGTTATATGTATTTATAAATGAAACTGAAGAGTTGGGATTAAAAACTTGCAAGAATGCTGTTCGCGGATGTCGCGCGCAACTCGGGCACAATTACGTATATAGTGCGTGTGAGGATTGCCTAGAGAAAGAACGTGAAAAAGACCATAAGCGGCGAGGTGGACCAATTAAAGAAACCGTAAGTGAAAAACAATGCTCGTGTTGCTCTAAAATGTATACAAAAGAAATGTTTCAAGGGATGCACGGGGAGACGCAGACGTGTAAAACTTGTCGCGAAGTAAATAAACGAGCAGATGAGAAACGCGATAAGGAACACGTGAATGAATTGGCGCGCGTAAATTGTTTAAAACCTGAGCGCAAGATTGTAAAAAAAGCGTGGAATGAATCAAACTATGAAAAAGTGGCGATGTATTGTATTCAGCATAGAAAAAAATTAATTGAAGAAGATATTGATAAATATCATATTCATAATGCGGAAATTATGCGGAAATGGTTAATTGCTCACCCAGAAAAAGTCCAAGAAATAAATGAAAAAAAAAGTAAAAATATAAATTACGCATATACAAATTATAAACGATGTGCTATAGTAAAACAACTACAATTTGAAATTACACAAGAAGATTTTGTAGAAATAGTTAAATCACCTTGTGATTATTGCGGAATAATACAAGAAAAAGGATTTAATGGAATAGATAGAATTGATTCGACTATTGGATATGTTAATGATAATTGCGTGAGTTGTTGCGCAATGTGTAATTATATGAAAGGATGTTTAGATAAGGATATATTTATTCAACGTGTAGAACATATTGCGAGTTATAATAAATTTGTAGAAGGTAAATTATATCCTAATGCCTTTCAAAATTATACTCCACTTTATTCGTCATATATGAATAGTGCCGAAAAAAGAGGTCTTGTATTTAAAATTGGTAAAACTGTATTTAGCATTTTAACAAATGCTTCTTGTTATGTATGTGGAAAAAAAACTACAAAGGAACATCAAAATGGACTTGACAGAATTGATAATTCTATCGGATATCTTGAAAATAATGTTCATTCCTGTTGTGGAAATTGTAATTATATGAAAAGTAATTATACTTATAAGAGATTTATAGATAAATGTGTATCTATTTATAATAAAATAAAAATAGATAAAGAAAAATTAATTATTGAAGAATCACTTATACAAAATGTAATAGTTGATATTCAAAATGTAGTTGTTCCAGAACAAAAAATAAAAGAAAAAAAAACTATAGTAAAAGGTAATAAATTAACACCTGAAGAAATAAGAGAAAATGCTAGATTACGAAAACAAAAACAAAGAGATTCACTTAAAGAAAGATATGGTAATGATGCATACAATAAAATGCACGCTAAAGAAATAGCAGAACAACGTAAAAAGAAAAACGAATAAAATAATTAAAATATATTATTAATTATTTTAATATAAACAATATTTTTTATATAAAATTATGTGGGTCACAATAATGCGTAAAATGTGGGTCACAAACTAGTTACTGTACGCTAAGCCCCCCATGCCGCTCATAATACGGAGCACATTGTAATTGCGGGCATAAACCCGAACCTTCGCGGTGTTAGTGCCAGTGACAGTCGCGTTGGAAAGAACGAGCTGAAGGGTGGCATTGTCGATGCGCGAGAAGTTGCAGGTGCCAGACGGCTGGTGCTCCTCAGGACGAAGGGCGAACGAGTAAACGTTGATGCCGGTGTCAGGAGCGCGGGTGTGGTGCTGCCACGGCTGGACCTGGTCGAAGTAGGTGCCCTCACGCTCAGAGAAGCGGTCCTGGCCGTTAAGCTGGAGCTTGGCAGTGACAACCGGGTTCTCACCCCAGCAGTGCATATCAAGCGAGGTCTCAGCAAGAACGAATGTGCCAGCATCGGAAACGCCCGAGGTGGTCTCATTTGTGTTGCTAAGACCCTGCCAACCCTCACCAGGAGCAGCAGCGCCGAAAGCGTTGGAAACCTCATCAGCATTTGCGTTCTGGAAAAGACCAGAAGCGTTGATGAAAGCATTGGACGAACCAGCACCAGCAAGTGCGCCAGTCTGGGTGTCACTGCCGAACGCGCGAACGGTGTTAGGGAGGGCATCAATGGCATCAGTGAAGTTGAACGGCTGAGCGCCAAGAGCATTGTAAAGAGTGGTGCCGCCGGTGAGGGACGAGCAGTAATCTACGTTGCAGTCAGGCTGGACAACCCAGATGAGCTCCTTGCACGGGTGGTTGAAGTTGAGGCGAATCTTGTTCGAGGACGAACCAACAGACTCAGCACCGGTGTACTGGAGCTGCTCGATGAGGTACTCGTGCGGGTTCTGGGCCATACGGCGGCGCTCATCAGTGTCGAGGTAGACGTAGTCGACGTAGAGGGAAGCAGCAACGAGCGACTGGGCGTAGGCAGCAGTTACCTTAGCATCACCAGAGGTCCGGTCAAGCGAGGAAACAGCGAAAAGGCACTCATCAATCGCGCGAATATCAATGTTAATCTTGACCTCGTGGTACTGAAGAGCAATAAGCGGGAGGGCAAGACCCGGGTTATTGCAGAACCAGAACTGAAGAGGAACGTAAAGAGTGGTCTCCGGGAGCGCGTTACGAGGAGCGCATACCTGGCGAGGAGCAGACGAATCGCACGGGCCGTCAACATCAGCGAAGTCCGGGTCAGTCAAGAAAGTGAGCTGGGTGGTCTGGCCAACCATCTTGTTGTAGCCGCGCTCCTGGTTCTTGTCAAGAGTGAGCTGGTTCCAGATCTGCATCCAGTCACCGTACTGCTTGTCAATGCGCTGACCGCCAATCTCGACCTCAACGTCATCAATGAGCTGGTGGCCAGGGAAATCAAGCCAGCGGGCATATACATCAGTGCCGGTATTCTTCAAAGACTGGCCAATCTCAGGAAGAGTGACCTGTAAGTAGGTGCGGTAAGCCAAGTCGCCGTTACGCGAGATGGTGCAGGTTACACGCCGACCGAAATCAGCGGCACCATTGAAAGTCTGCTCAATCGACTCCATAGCAAAGTTGGTATGGCGACGATAAGTTACCTTCCAGAATGTAATCTGAGGATTACCGGTAAGGTAAATATCCTGAGCGCCGTAAGCTACAAGTTGCATTAATCCGCCTCCCATTATATATTATACTAAAAGAAAAAAAATTGAGATTTTACTTAATTAATTTAATATATAAATAAATTACTTAAATAGAATATATATTATGAACCTTAAACAAGATACAACATTGGATATTTTATATACGAACAAGTTGAAATACTTTCAAAATAAATTCAACGTAATAATTCCTAAATTAAACAAAAAAATAGAGGAACTAAATGAAATAAAAACACCCGAAAATGAAAAAGAAATAAATAGCAAAATAGATGATTATGAAAACAAGATTAAATTAATTATTAATGAAAAAAATAAATATTTTTTAGATAACTCTAAATATTTATTTGAATATTTTGAAACTAAACAAAACATCGATAAAAATAATACTCCTAAAAAAACAATTAATTCTTTTTTTAATTTCAAAGAAGAAAAGGAAGCGCCCTACGAATCGATGAATCACTGCATACAAGAATATTTAAAAAAAAATAGTTTTGATATGATGACCGTAAATGACTATGCTTATAATAAAAATGTATGCAGTCATTGTAATGAAGGCGAACTAATAAAAGTAAACCACGAAGGTGTCATTTTATGCAATGTTTGTTTTACCACCCACCAATATTTGGTAGATAATGATAAACCGTCTTATAAAGAACCGCCTAAAGAAATATCTTTTTACGCTTACAAAAGAATAAATCATTTCCGAGAGATATTGTCACAATTTCAGGCGAAGGAATCCACCGATATTCCAAAGGACATTATAGAGCGCATAAGCAATCAAGTGAAAAAAGAAAGAATCACGATTGACCAATTGACAAATAAAAAGACGAAAGAAATATTGAAAAAATTGGGTTATAATAAATACTATGAACACATACCATTTATTAAGGATAAACTCGGCATTAAACCGCCCGTGATGACGCCGCAGTTAGAGGAAACTCTATGTAATTTATTTATGGATATTCAGATTCCTTACTCCAAATACTGCCCGAATGACCGTGTCAATTTTTTAAATTATTATTACACCCTTTATAAATTGTGTGAGTTGTTGGGCGAGAGACAGTATTTGGAATATTTTCCGATGTTAAAAGACCAGAAAAAGGTTGAGCAAGACGATATTTGGAGAAAAATTTGTTTGGAATTGGATTGGGATTTTATTTCGACTGTTTAATTTTATAGTTATAATATATATGATCTATTTTTACGATAATAATATTGAAAATATAAAATCGTTTAAATCTCGTAAAGATATTAAATCAGTGTGGGTTTCAAATAAAACACCTAACCCAATTTCGAATAATATGCCGTCATATTATTATGTAACGATGTTTCATACAAAATACCCAAAAAATAAATATGCAAAATGTATGTTAGATACTCCGCCAGTAAAACCTACTAAAAAAATACATATATTAAATACTATATGCTCTAGATGTAATATTGGAACTGGTTCTGGTTTGACTATTAATGAAATACGTCAAATTACAAATAAAAAAGCGAGCACTGTTATATTTAATTGGGATTTAACCTTATCTGTATGTAATGGTATATATACGCCAAGATTATCATATTCTAATCCGATTATATTTCCTAATCCTAACAAAATGGATTATACGTTTGAAGAAATGGCGCATTTTTATGCTGGAACTCTTGAAAGACTTGAAGCCATAAAAAATATGTTTAAGGTTTTGAGAGAAAGAAATACAAATATTTTTATTTTGACCAATAATGAATGGGCAAATAAACCAAATGAGTTTATTAAATTTTTGAACATTTATGACCCTTCTTTAGCGACTAACGAAATTATTTATGGTAATAATGATAAAATTAAAACATTAAACAAACACCCTTTTTTTAAACTAAAAAAGAAAAAAACACAACGTTCTAAATCGTGGTTACAAAATATAACACGCAAATTATTTAGATAATTTGTCAAGAAGATAATCATAGGTTTCATCACTATGCATACCATATTTGGCAAAAAATATTAAATCTGCTATAGGTAATAAGGGTCCGCGTATTATTTTGCCAGAAAACAATGCCGCATATTTTTCTGGAAAAAGTGTCATATAAAGACACTCTTGTGTAGTTTGGTTCGTTGAGTTTATTTCATTAATAAATGCGTACTCTTGTGTATTTTTTAATATTTTCATCATTTTATCAAAATTGTCTCCATCAGACGAAATATAAGAACATACTGATGTAAATAATCCCTCATCATAGACATAGTTATTTTCTTTGGAAAAACGTTTTTTATCATACACTGTTATTGCGTCTTTTTTATGTAGGGACAATCCAAAATCTATTAATTTATATTGATAACCATAAGTAGGTATCGTATTTTTTCCAAGTTTTATTTTTGATTTTAACCCGGATTTCATTACGCCAACATTGCCTGGGTGTAAATCGCCGTGTATATAATTGTGTTTATGTAATAATCTCATTGCGTAAGAGACTTGAGCTAACATTGAATACAATTGTAAATGGGTTAATTTATTTACTATATTATATAGTGTGGTATCCATTCGCGTATATATTTTATAAATGCATATGTTTTCGGCAATACGTTTTTTATATTCAGCAACTAATTTATCACCCCACGGGGCCATTGGTTTGTCTAATTTCCAAGATAATTGTATATGTTGACAATCATTTTCAAATGAATAATCAATTAATGACATAAAATGTTCGGGATATTTATTGGCAAAATTAAGTGAAAAATTTATTTCATTCCATATATGACTTTTTTTATTGGTTTGTTCCTTTTGTGTAACGTGCTCTATTTTAACAATATATTTGTGTCCGTTTAAGGTGCATTCGTTTACAGAGTTTAATAGTCCTTTATCAATTACTTTACCAATTTTTAGTTTATCTGTCATTATATTGGTATTATGTTAAAATTTATTTGAATGTATTTATTTTGTTGCCTTTGTTATCATATACCCAAATTTCATAATTATAACCCAAATCTTTGGCGGCGGCTTGTTTAATAAATACATTATCTTTATTACATTCTAATGTCCAAGTCGATTTAACTTCTATGCATAAATTTTCATTTGGAATAAATATATCCACATAATGTCTATGTATTTTATCATTATTTTCATACCATAAATCTGGCACATTTTCATTTCCACTTATAATATCATCTTCATTATAAGTTTTTAATAATTCATCTAATGCAAAGTGTTCATATCCTTGAATGCTTATTTCTTTTTTTGATGGTAGTATATATGTTTTCTTTTTAAATTGAGATGCAGTATTTTTTGACATTATTTCTGAATTTTGTAAAGGATATGGAACACCAAATTTTAAGATACAAGTTTCTTTACTCTTTTCTTTGAATTCTTCAACTTGAAAAGTATTTTCTGAACCATAACGTTCTATATTGGTCTGTTTCATTTTTTCTAGTATTTCTTTATTTTGAGTTGCGTATAGAACACCATATTTTTCAAGACACGTTTGTTTACCCTTTTCTTTGAATTTTTCAACTTGAAAAGTATTTTCTGAACCGTATTTAGCCATATTATTTCTTTTACATTTTTCTCTTACCTCTTTATTTTTCAGTGGATGTCCGTTATATTTTTTAATAAATAATTCATTTGCTTTTTTAATTCCATTTTTTACTGAACACGTTTTACATAATGGTCCTTTTTTAAGAATCATTCTATATGTTTTATTAAAATGATTGTTACACTCATTTATACATTTTCCTTCTATTCTTGTTTCTCTATTAACTTTATCATATTCTTTATCCAGAATTACTGAATTATCAACGCAATATTGTATAAGATTCTCTTTGCTGTAAATCATAATTGTTATTTTTTAATTATGATTTATATTAAATCAATTTTGTTACCTATTATGGTTTATAATCCTCCAGGAAAACCCACGAGTGAAAATCCGATACCCGCACCGGCTCCTGTGCGAGCAGACTGCCCCATGGTGGGGATGTACGTATCGAGTATACTAAAAGTCGCAGCGGCTACTAATGCAAGCAAGGCAATCTCATCCAACTGCAACGACTGCTTCGGTATAGCGTAACAAGCTATAGCAACCATCAAACCCTCTACTAAATATTTAATAATGCGCTTCATAATTTCTTTAAAATTAAACATATAATATTAAAGAGAAAAAAAATATAAATAATTAAAGGTATACATATAAAATGTCTAAAAACGTTGATTTATTGGATGAGGATAAGCCAATCGCTGAGCAAAAGTTTGCCTGTCTCTCCTTTATTTCCCCCGAGAATGAGATTAAAAACAAGAACCTATTTATGTTTGAGACCTTTGTAGAGGAGTATGACTTTAATAAGTCGATGGAGAAGTTTATTCAGTTCATCAATTTTATTTCGTATAAATACAACATTAAGAGCGACGACATTCACGAGCAGTTTAAAAAGTTCGTAGAGAGTGAGCGCGCCACACTAAAGAAAACAGTCGAGGATGATTACAAGACATTCACTGACAACAATGAGGAGCGCCTCGAGAAGGCATACTCTGAGAAAAATAAGTTTCAAACATCGGTCCGCGGATTAAAAGTCCGTGGTGTATTTCCCAGCCAGCAAGAGGCCGAGTTGAGGTGCAAGATGTTGCGCGAGATTGACCCCAACCACGACGTATATGTTGGTCCAGTCGGACTCTGGGTTCCATTCCACCCCGAGGCATACAAGACCGGCAACGTTCAATATTTAGAGTCAGAATTAAATGAACTTATGCACGAAAAGAAGAAGAACGACGATAAGGCAAAGGTCGAGTTTGACAAGCGCGTAAAGGAGGCAAAGGTTGCCGCTATTCAGGATAATATTGAAAAGGCAGCAAAATCTAACAATAAGTTGTCACAGACCATCAATGAAAAGGGTGAACTAGTAAGCATTGCGAATATGAATACTCAGGAGAAGAACTTGGGCGTGAACGCATCACTTGATGAAATTCGACAGGAGTTATTTGAGGGCGAGTCTATTATCATTGGAAAGGCCAAGGACCACGTTATAGAGAAGTAAACGCGTCATTCAATAGTCAACTATTCAATAGTCTGTTTTTTATTATACATCATTAATTTAATTTCTTCTTTTATTCGATTAATACATTCATCCGTCTCTTTATTATTCAAATACTTTAAAAACTTATCTTTCATTTCTACGTCTTCGTTTTGCTCAAGCCATTCCTCAAGCAATATTTCTTTTTCTTCATATAATTTATCTAACTCGTCGCGTTTATTCGCCAAGTTCCAATTAACACCATCATAAACCATCAGATATTTATCTTTCATATTAGAAATATAAATATTCATATTCTCTGGTTTATTTGGGTTAAAATGTATTTTTTCAATCAATTTCATAACACAGTAATTGACCCGTTTAATACACTGACTATAATCTTTTTCAGTCAAATGCGATATATCCGTATCCTTATAAGCCAATAATTGAATATTGTTCTGTATATTGGTTGTATTAAAGGAACCATTGATTTCTAATTTTCCCATCAATTTTTCGATTTGTTTCGATTGGTTTTGTATCTGTGTTTGCAAATCCTTGCGCTGTAATTCAAATTTTTTACTTTGATTTTCAAGTTGATTATTCAATAAACGAACCAATTCTTTTAAATCTTCGTCCTTATTCTTTGTGCACGAATATTTAATATGCTTAGATACAGACTGTTTATGCTTATATAATTTGCCGCAATACTTACATTCATAACTATTCGTTTCAGGTGGTTCCTCATTATATTTGCTTTCATACATTAATAAATGTCGCGTAGAATTCATATGTCTAGTATAGTTTGATTTAAGATGAGATGAAAAAAAACAATAGGTGCAATTATAGGTGGTCATTATATATTCTAAATATATTCTTTTATATTTTATTTATTCTCTACTATTTTTATAATCTATAATGGAGTCATTCTTAACATATATAATCGGCGCATTTACAGCATAATACAATAATTATTCAAACGACTTACTTTAGACTTACCAATTGCTTACTTTAGACTTACCGATTAAAAATAATTATTTTAGTGAGTCACTCATTTGTTACTGGTTATGCTAACAATTATATAATCATAAATAAAGAATATTTTCATTTTTATTCTCTATTCTTTTATTTTTATTTTTCAATATTTTTAAAGCATTATGCTTTGTTTATTTTTATTCTCAAATTATATATTCCTTATCATATTATTCTCAGAAGTGGTTGGAATAAAAGAATAAAGTCAGGGAGGGAGGGAACTACTTTTTTGAAAGTATAATTTTTAAAATTTATTTTTTTATTTTTTTGAAAAATTTTCAATAAAGAATTATTCTTTTTAAAAAAAGAATACAAATAAAAGAATGAATGTTTATATTAGGTCACACACGATGTATGATAACACATAAACACATCAGTCAACGCGGTCAGTGTCATTCAGAGCGACTTACTTTAGACTTACCAATTGCTTACTTTAGACTTACCGAATAAAAAATAATATTTTAGTAAGTTGCTCATTTGTTACTTGTTATGATAACAAAAATATACACCGATATACAGAATATTTTCATTTTTATTCTCTATTCTTTTATTTTATTTTTCGTTATTTTTTAAAGCATTATGGTTTGTTTATTTATATTCTCAAAATATATATTCCTTATCATATTATTCTTATAAGTGGTTGGAATAAAAGAATAAAGTCAGGGAGGGAGGGAACCACTTTTTTGAAAGTATAAATTTTAAAAATAAAATTATTTATTTTTTTCAAAAAATCAATGAAGAAATAAAATTCTTTTTATTCTTTCATTAAAAAAAGAAAAAGAGTATTCTATGACTTACCACATCAGTTATGATGTAACGCCCCAATATAGTTATAATTAGATGGTGTCATTCGCAGCGACTTACTTTAGACTTACCAATTGCTTACTTTAGACTTACCGATTAAAAATAAATATTTTAATAGGTCGCTCATTTGTTACTGGTTATGCTAACAATTATATAATCATAAATAAAGAATATTTCCGATTTTATTCTCTATTCTTTTATTTTTATTTTTCATTATTTTTAAAGCATTATGGTTTATTTATTTATATTCTCAAAATAATTAATTGTTATCATAATATTCTCAGAAGTGGTTGGAATAAAAGAATAAAGTCAGGGAGGGAGGGAGCCCTATTTTTAAAAGTATAATTTTTAAAATTTTATTTTTTCAAAAAATCTTTTTTTTCGAATGAAGAAATATAAATTAAGTTTATAATATAAAATGCCAACAACTACATTCTCAATTACGCCAAAGTGTTCGGCAATCATACGAACATCTGGCGTTCAAATTACAACATTAGACGGAAGATTAACAGGAACAGATATATCATTTAATACTTATTCATACGAAGAGTATAAAATGAGACGAAAGGCAGGTGTATTACAGTATAAAAGGATTGAAACAAAACTTCCAACAAAAAAGGAGTTATATGCGAATGTTGTAAATAATGGCAGAGGATATAGTCAGGCTCGTCTTAAACAACTTGTCTCATTACGCGCAACAACCGAAGAAGATTGCCCCGTAAAAAATTATCCTTCATCTAATAGCGGAGTCAATAACGGGACTACGCAGTTATATTATAATCCAGCGATACCCTATTTACCTAGTATTTAAGGACGAAGCCGCGGATTAATGCAAATATCCATTTTAGGGAATATTTCACCACTCATACATATGTCACCATCAAATACATTCGTGCATTCTCTCTGCCCAGATTCATAACCTATATAACAAAAACTATTTTCCTTTACGAGTTGTTCTTGTTTATAATTACTTGCTGTGTCAAGTTTGGTGGATAGTTCATTTACTGCGCCCTTTTTCACATTTTCATTTTTAATCTTTTCTTCTATTTCTTTTTCCTTTATATTTTTTTCTTGTAATTCAGTATCATATTTCTTAATAGAGTCTTGTATTTTTGTATCAACGTCACCCAAGGACGTTAACTTATCCATTAAAGCATATATCTTCTCTCTATAAAAATACAAGACCGCAATTATACCAATAATCAGCAAGATAAAAAATATAAGTTTGTAGGGTATATTCATCGGTTCACTCACAATGCTATTTTTAATACCCGTATTGCTACCAACATTAAGGGGTTCGCCGCCATTATTATTATTAAATGTTTGATTAGGAACAATATTTTTCAACATATTATTAGCAGATACATTGACACCTTTATAATTAAGGGGCTTACCATTTCCATACATTTCCGAGAACGCTTTAGTTATAGTTGGCATTATATAGTATATTTATATTAAATTAAGACTCACTTTTTTTTATTTGTTCAAAAGTAATGACAATATTTTTTTCAAGATGATTAAAGATGGCAACATTTTCAACAAGTTTTTTTTGGTAATCTATATCATTGATTATAAACATAATACACAAATGCAAAATACACTTCTTTTTTTTATTAGATGCAGGTGTATATTTTATTCTAAATAAATTAAATAAAGCATCTATAATTCTTTCGACCACAGGGTCCTTTTTAAAAGAGAGTAATAACTCCCAAATTAACCATATAATATTCGTATTGGGCGCAAAATCACGCTGTATACAGACAATGTGCTTTTTCTTTTTGATTAATAATTGTTCAAACTCAATAATCCATTCAATCCAATATAATATATCCATTTTATTTTTGGTATCTTTCAGGTGATACATCAATTCATTTAAAGCAATAAAATACTCTTTTGGGTCACCGGGTCTAAAAAATGATTGAATATAGGTTATATTGGGCGCCTTTAGATTGGAATGGATATCTTTTAAATCGAATTTAAGGTTATCTAAAATGCTATCTTTTTTACACTCGCATAAGATGGCAGTAATAGTAAAAAATAATATACGAATCTCGTGATTATTGCGTAATTCAAGGTCGGAACTTTTAACAGCGATAGATTTAAACTCTTCAAACTTTTTATGTAAATAAATGGGTAATTTGGGGTTATTGATATGTATATATTTACAAATAAAATGAATGTATACATTCCATATATCAATAATGTGCCCGCTACACAATAAATCGCCCGTCCAAAAAAATGCCTCTTCTAATTTGTGATAATACATACTGTTGCATAATTCCTTGATTACGTGTGTTTTTTTATAATTAGAAAAGGTGGTAGTTTGGAAATTGGTTCTTTTGTCATTAATGTGTCTTTTATCTATAATTTTATCGTTATTTTTATCATTAGTTTGCATTTTATCGTGTATGAGCATTTTATCGTGTATCGATATTTTTTCGCCTAATTGCATTTTGTCCACGAATTGCATTTTGTCCCCTAATTGCATTAATATTAATATATTAAAAAAAAATAATATATTATACATATGATTCTATATTTCCTGATATTACTATTAATATTATATGTAGCATTTAGTTATTATAGGAGAGAAGGATTTGACAATAAAGATGATTATAAAACATTTATGAATGAAAACATATACAATGCCTTTTATACTCGCATATATGATGAATTGATACACACAATAACGTATGAAACAGAAGTCATCAAATTAATGGCACCTTTGTTGGGTTCAAACCCAAATATTTTATGCGTAGGTTCGCGAACGGGCCACATAGTCCAATTA